ATACCAACTATGATGACTGAAATGGGTTTATCAGAATTAAAACTTTCAGATGGATCACATCTAAAAGTTTCTACGTCGTACAAGGCACACATTACAGAGGCCAACAAAGAGACGGCGTTTAACTGGCTTCGTACAAATGGACTGGGGGATATAATCAAAAACGAGATATCCGTATCCTTTGGATCTAACGAAGATACAAGAGCGGCTGATTATGCCGATCTTGCGAAGAGTCAAGGACTTGAACCAACACGTAAGATGAAGGTTGAGTCCATGACTCTGAAAGCGCTAGTTCGCGAGCGTATTGAGGCAGGTAAAGAAATGCCAGCGGATATTTTCGGTGTATATACTGAGAATAAAACTACAATAAAAAGGAACAAATAAACATGAACCAAGTAGCAACAAAAACAGAAGGAGCATTAGCGACAGTAAACTTTGAAGCTGATGCTAATAAAGGTGCTCAAAACATTTCGCAGGAAGATCTTGCGTTACCCTTCTTGAAAGTTTTGGGACAGCTATCTCCAGAGGTAAACAAAAGAGATGGTAAATATGTCGAGGGCGCAGAACCCGGCAAAATAATCAATACTGTTACTAACGAGTTGTATGATATGTTGACTGTTGTCCCATGTCATTACAAAAGAAAGTACATTGAATGGCAAGATAGAGGTACCAGCACTGGTGCACCTGTTGCAATTCATGCACCAGACAGTGATATCATTAGTCAAACGACTAGAGGTAAGGACTATAAAGATAGATTACCAAATGGTAATTATCTTGAAAATACTGCCGATCACTTTGTACTTACTCTTGGTACTAATCCATCAACAGCTTTGATTTCTATGAAAGCTACTCAATTAAAAGTGAGTAGAAAATGGAACTCAATGATGATGGGTATTAAAATGCAGGGTAAAAACGGACTTTTTACTCCGCCAACATATAGTCACATTTATAATCTAAAGACCGTACAGATGTCTAACGACAAAGGTACATGGTTTGGTTGGGATGTAGAAAAGGTTGGTCCTGTCGAAGATAAAGCAATCTACGATATGGCAAAACGTTTTGCAGAACAAGTAGGTAAAGGTGAGATTGAGGCGAAGCATGGTAATAACGAGGCAGACTCGAAACAACCATACTAACAGAACCCTAGGTAGTGGGCGGCAAAGCGAGAGTGGAAGCCGCCCGCGCTATTGATTATGATTGAGAAGTTCAAAAATATATTTACAGGATTAGAACGTGCGCATGGTGTCACGATTGTAGGTGAATCAAACGGTAATGGCACTAAATTAAAAGGTAAATCTTTTGTAAAAAGAGAACCAGTCACAGATTTATTATGGCAAAAACATTTAGAAGGTAAAGATAGTTTAGGTGTAATACCTATAAACGATGATAATAATTGTAGATGGGGTTGTATAGATATTGATTCATACGCAGGTTTTGATCACAAACAATTAATAGAAAAAATTCAAAAATTAAAATTACCATTAATAGTATTTAGATCTAAATCTGGTGGTGCACATGTATTTTTATTTACTGAAGATTATGTATCTGCAAGATCTATGCAAGATAAGTTAATGGAGATAAAAGCTGTATTAGGTTATGGTGGATCAGAAGTTTTTCCAAAACAAACAGAATTAAAATCGCAAGATGATACAGGAAATTTTTTAAATTTACCATACTTTAATGGTAATAATTCTACAAGATATGCCTTTAATGATAATGGAGAAGCTGTTAATCTAGATGGTTTTTATTTGTTGTATGAAAATAAAAAACAAAAAGATGTTGACAACATAAAAGTAGAAAGACCTAAATCAGAATATAATGATGCTCCACCTTGTATTGAAATACTTGCATTAAATAAAATAGGTGAAGGTGGTAGAAACAATGCACTATTTCATTATGGTACATATGCAAAACAAAAATGGCCTAGTGAATGGAAATCAAAATTAATAATGTTTAACGCAACGGCTATGGAAAAACCTATGCCTGATTCTGAAGTTCAAATAGTTATAACTCAACACGATAAAAAAGATTGGGGTTACAAATGTAAAGATCAACCAATGTGTAGTGTGTGTGATAAAACTTTATGCCGGAGTAGAAAATATGGTATCGGCCAAGAGATACTGTTTCCTGGGCTAACCGACCTCCAGGTAATAGACTTGGAGGACCCTTACTACTATCTCAATGTAGACGGAGAAAGATTATACTTAGAGAATGTAAAATACTTAAGACAACAAAGTTTATTTCAAGAAGCATGTATGAAACAATTACGAAACAGGCCACCAACATTAAAAGAAAAAGATTGGGTAACTATAACAAATTTATTATTAAACAATGCAGAAGTTACTGAACCTGCAGAGGGACTACGAACAGAAGATCAATTACAAAATCATTTAGAAGAGTTTTGTTTAAACAGACAAGTATCAACAGATAAGAACGATTTAAAAAAAGGTGGTGTGTGGACATCAGATGGTTACCATCATTTTGTATTTGATAGATTCTACCATCAGTTTCTAATGCGTAGAAGATGGGATCTTGGTTATTCAAGAACAGCACAATTATTAAAAGAAAAATGTGATTGTGAAAATAAAAGAATAGGAAAAGAAAAATTATCTGTATTTGTTGTAAAAGAGTTTGATAAGAAAAAAGATGAATACAATCAGAAAACATTAAAAGAGGAGGAGCCGTATTGATTGCTAGAATGGATTTATTGGCGATCACAATGTTTACAGCATTGTGGATATACTTACACTTAGGAATATGAAAACAATAGTATTAGGACCACCAGGTACAGGAAAGACAACTACATTATTAAATAAAGTAGATGACTATTTAAAAGAAACAGATCCAGATAAAGTTGGATACTTTGCATTTACACAAAAAGCTGCATACGAAGCAAGAGATAGAGCTATCAAAAAATTTAATCTTACAGAAGATGACTTACCATACTTTAGAACACTACACTCATTAGCGTTTAGAAAACTAGGAATTAAAAAAGAAGATGTCATGCAGCGAAGACATTACATGGATCTAGGTAAAAAACTTGGCTTTCCTGTAAACTATGCAAAATTTGAAGATGACCATGGTGGTATCTTTACATCTGATAGTGAATACTTACGAATAATAAATCTTGCAAAGTTACGAAACATTACACCAGAACAACAATTTGATTTAGCAGAACATAATCAAGATTTAGAAAGAGATAAGCTACGTATCATAGTCAACGAAATAGATAGATATAAAAAAGAATACAACTTAATAGATTTTAACGACATGATTTTAGATTTTATTAAATCAGATAAGTCACCAAAGTTTGATGTAGTATTTATAGATGAAGCACAAGACTTGTCATTAATGCAATGGGACATGGCCAAAACAATATGGAATAAAACAACAGATTCTTTTATTGCAGGTGATGATGACCAAGCAATATTTAGATGGGCTGGTGCAGATGTAGATTCTTTTATTGCACAAAAGGGTTTGATGATGCCATTAAAACAATCATACAGAATACCTGCAAAGGTTCATAATTTAGCCATGGGTATTATAAATAAAATTAGAAATAGAATTGATAAAACATGGCAACCAAAAGTACATAAAGGATCTTTATCTAGATACGATGACTTTGAACAAGTAGATATGTCGTCAGGTGAATGGTTGGTGTTAGCTAGAACAAAGTATATGTTAAATGATTTAGAAGATACTTTATATCGTAATGGTTATTATTATAGAAATAAATTTAAGAAAACAAAAGAACAAGAATTACATTACGCTGCACAAGACTGGGAAAACTTACGTAAAGGTCAACCAATGGCGCACAAACAAATAGAAAGAATTTACGGATACATGAAAAACAATGCAGATAAAACAAAATTAAAAGGTATGTTAAAAGAAAGTTCTTACGACATTTCTACATTAAAACAAAGTTATGGATTAAATGTAGATAGTGTTTGGTTTGAAGCTTTTGATGATGCACCAAAAAGAGACGTAAACTATCTACGTCAAATGAGAAAGAACGGAGAAAAACTAAATGAACAACCAAGAATTACATTGTCAACAATACATGGAGCTAAAGGTGGCGAATCAGAAAATGTAATACTTCTCACAGATTTAAGTGAGAATACTATGAAAGCATACGAAAGAAATACAGATGATGAGAATAGATTGTTCTATGTTGGAGCAACAAGGACCAAGGAACATTTACATATAATAGAACCAAAACAAGAATACAAAGGATATAAAATATGAGCGACGTATGGAATAAACAACACGGAGGATCACACTATCAGAAATATAAAATTCAACCAAGTAAGTTTGTAGTAGAGAATGAATTGTTATATCCTGAAGGCTGTGCTATAAAATATATAATAAGACATAGAGATAAGGGAAAGAAACAAGATTTATTAAAAGCAATACATTTTATAGAAATGATAATAGAGAGGGATTACTCATGATACAAAAACCTATGTTCAGTCCACAGGTAGAATGGACACCACCAGAAAAATTTCCTAATCTATTAAACTATGATGAGATAGCAATAGACTTAGAAACAAAAGATCCAGAATTAAAAACTATGGGGTCTGGTTCTGTAACAGGACGAGGAGAGATAGTAGGTATAGCTGTTGCTGTTGAAGGCTGGTCTGGATACTACCCAATCGCTCATGGCGGTGGTGGTAATATGGATAAAGACAGAGTCATGAAATGGTTTGCAGATGTATTAAATACTCCTGCAATTAAGATATTTCATAACGCTATGTATGACGTGTGTTTTATTAGATCTGCAGGATTAAAAATCAATGGACCCATTGTAGATACCATGATTGCTGGCTCTCTCGTGGACGAGAATCGCTTTCGTTACGATTTAGGTAGTATGGGTCGCGATTACCTAGGAAGAGGTAAAAATGAGGCTATATTGAAAGAAACTGCAGAATTATGGGGTGTAGACCCTAAATCTGAGATGTATAAACTACCTGCAATATATGTAGGTGAGTATGCTGAAAGAGACGCTGAGATGACTCTTGAATTATGGCAGAAGATGAAACAAGAAATAGAACATCAAGATATAAAATCTATTTTTGATTTAGAGACAGAACTTTTTCCTTGCCTAGTT